GGAGTCAGACTTTATCCCAGCGACTTGATCGGGATTGCCGGCCATGTAATTGAACCAGACCTGCAACTGCTGCAACATGGCTACATTCGAGTCCTTCTGGCCACCAAATGACACCTGTTTGAACGCATCGGGGTCAGTGGACGCGATGCAAGCCCCCGTCTGGGCCTCTTGGGCATCGACCATCTCGTCAGCATTGGACGGACGGTAGAACACAATATCCTTTTGCTGTTCGGCTTGCTCCATCGACTTCTTGAACATGGAGTTGGCCATGCGGTGCAAGTCGTACCACAAAGACGCCGGACTTACGGGCAAGGGATTTCCTGGAATCGGCGGGGTCAATGACAAAATCGTGAACGGTCCAGACCTTGGCCCATAGTAATCCGTGATCCTGAGAAACTTACTGTTGATCGAGGTCTGCGGATCAGGGATTAAAACCACTGTGTTGTCCGCAGGAACCCAGCACTCTACGACACGGATGAGATCCCGCATGGCGGTCAAGTTCTGCTTCCCGGCCACGTCACGGGTTAAATTCCCAATGACGTTTTGGTTGTCCGCTGTGTTTGGTTCTTCTAACGTGGGAATTGCCTTAATCAGGTCGTGATCGCAATCGTCGTCATCGAGCAAAATCTGTCGGGGGATAACCAGGCGATGCCCGAGGAACAGGGCCTCGTCAAACGACGAACACAGGGGGTCATATACGAAGTCATCGAGGTCCACAAGTTGTGTGTAGACCTGACCAGGGTCCACGTCCACGTCGTCAAACCGATACATCGTCCCGCTCGTGGCAAGTCCGGTCTTGAAAATCCCATACGCGAATAGGGCTGACACAAGGCCGGCCCTTAGAGTACGATCAAGTTTGTTCTTCTTCTGAAGGGTGTCCAGAGCAAGGGACAACAAGTCGGCGGTCTTCTCATACTCCAGATAGTCAGTGACGACTTCATTGACACCACTCCGGGCTACGAGGCTGGGGATCAAGTTCTGAATCGCTCGGAAGATCAGAGCCAATGGCTGGTCGCCGGAAATACCCTTGTCCGACGTGTAGTATTGGCCAACGGCCTCCTTGATAATCATGGCCCTGGCCTTGCGATACCGCTTGGAACGATAGAACCCGTTCAAGACGATCTCGGCAAAATGCCTCGGGAATACCTTCTCCGGGTCAGCCATTGTCAAATACCTTTCTCCACGATTTCTCTTTCTGCTTCCTGGTCTTCAGCATGTGGGCGGCCTTGCGAGCCGCAAAGGACCCATTCGGGGCCTCTTTATCAGTTTCCTTGATCTTCACGGCCTTGTCAAAGTCGATCGATAGGGCATCAGCAATAACGATGTCCCCGTGCTCTTTACGATCCTCGGACCCCGAATCGGCCAACTCCGCCGGGCCACAGCCTCCATTTTCATAGTGGATGTAGAGACGAGCCTGTTGTAATGCCCGAATTGAGGGATTAACATATTTTCCCCCGGCGATAAGTCGATCATAGGCATATAAAATCCTCTTCTTGGTGTCCTGGTCCATGTGGACACCGTAGGTTCGCCCGGGTGTCTCACTCACTCGGCCCTTCTTCACCTGCCGGTAGTAATTGGGGTACTGGTACTGATGCACCAGAACCCGGCTAAAATCCCATCCTGGACCATTCATTTCCCAGGTCAGGAAGGGCCAACGATACGGGAGTGACCCGCCACACCACAGGGCGAGGGCCGCGACGATCCTGGCCATTTCGTAAGGGGGAGTTCGATTACAGTACCACTCCGCTATCTTGTGGCCGGTCTGTTCACACAAGATCGACACGACAGAGGGACTTGCTCCTTGTCCTTTGCCAAGATCGATTCCAAAGCGGTATGTCTTGGTCTGGTCAGGCCGGCCTGCAAGCAAATCGCACCACACTGCCAATTTACCAGTTGCGGAGGGAGTAACCCAGATCGTGTCATTGTTGCATTTCCTTTGGAGGATGATATCCGGTAATTTGTCATCTGTCACGGTCGGACGAAACGACACGTTCATCCGGTGTTTCGGTGGCTTCCCGTACAACGCCTCATGCCGATCGAAGTTGGCCACGGTAAAGAAGGACGACCCAGAGGCGATGTCCTCAGCGTCCACTTCCTGGGCCATCTCACGGGACGATCGATGAGTCAATTCCTCGTCGTACCACGGACCACGGATTAACCACTCCTGGGTGTTGGGGTCTTGAACGACGTGCCGACCCTTGCCCTTGTCGGGGTGATCCCACCACATCAACTTGAAGGTATCGAGGGTCCCGTCTGTAACCCATCGGGAATACTCAGTCCCGGCACCGGCTGGCGTTGAATTGACAATCCGCATCAAGGCCGCGTCACGGGTGGCCGATCGCATCGCAGAGCCGTACTTGACCTTGGCAAACTCGTCCAGCAAGATAATGAGCCGCCGATCGCCCGATGCCGCGTGCTCTGTTGTAGACTCACCGTCAATGCATGACCCATTCAATATATTCTTCATGTGCATGGCCGTCCGGTTTTCTTGGTCGGGCAGGCATCCTGGAGGACGCATCCACTCCGGCAACCATTGGTTGATGTAGTCGTGCTTCTGGAACAGGGCCTTCATGTTGCCTGTTTGATCGACATATTCGCGGGTACGTGACATTTCAAGCATCTGACTATCAGGCCGGTATAGCCACAACCAGTGCAAGAACGCGATCGCACACCATGACGCCCCCATGTCTCGGGACTTCCTCACGCCGGCGTCACGGCCATTCTTCAAATGATCGAGTAAGAACAGGAAATAGTCATCCTGGACCGGCCAAGTGTTAAACGGTACGTCGGCAAATTCGGCCTGTTTCCGTTTGCCGACATCATCCACGTCAAACTGGTGGTAGGTCCACACAAAGGTGTTGATCCAGAATAACAAAGAATCTCGACAGACGGACATGAGATCAGCTTGAAGGTCCTTGTCCGTCGAGGCTTCTTTAAGAAGAGCCTTTCTCCATGAGAGATGACGCCCTGGGTCCCGTTTGGGGACCTTGAGCCCCGAGATCGGATCGGCCCACACTTCTGGGATTAGGAGATACGAGTCGTTTAGGAGGGGCCGGCTTACTTGAGGGGGTTGGTTTTGGACTTCCCGCACGTGTTATCTCCGCCAGTTTGTTGAGCCGATCGATCGTCTTTTGCCCGATCCGATCGGATATATCACCCTTCTTATCACCGGAGTCCCCAACCTGGGCGGCCTTGCCCTCAGCCCGCTCATACACCAGATCGATTGCCCACTTAGCGGGGGGCCAAGTTTTCTTCTTGCCCTCGCCCAGATCCTCGGTATACCCGAGAGCGGCGTGCCACAGGACTCGTGCTAAACGCTCCGCATTAGTCTCAGTTTCACCGGTCGCGACCTCTTCAGCTATTTGCTTGACAAACTGGGACAAAAGAGGGTCAGACCTGTTTTTGGTTCCCTTTGCCATGCAGTACCTTCACCCTCAAGACACATCCTATCGGAATTGTTGTGCCGTCGCAACTATTCTCATTGATGTTGGTTGCGATATGAACGCAGTTGGCCCCAGGTTTCATCCAGATCCCGACCGTGATGCACTCGATCGGTTCCTGTGCAACGAAATCTTCCTTACTCACCCAGTTGGACTCCGTGACCGTGTCGATCCAGTTTACCTGCACGGGAGTCCCGGTCGCTATCTGACGTACCGCATTGTTAGGTAGATGAACACGACGACGTCGATTATGAGTTTGAGTCCGAGCCATAGAAGGACCATCCTATCCGTTATCATCAATAACTCCACACTGTCTTGATCCCGCCCTGATTTCGGGCATCAAAAATACCCGTGAATTCGGTGCCCCCGGCTCCATATCCAGTACCATACCGGACATCCATAGACCCCGGCATTACTACCGTGCCGGCATACTGGGTTCCACCCGCCCCGAAACTGGTACCGAGCACTACCTTACCTATGGCAGGAAGAGTCGCTGTGCCAGTATACTGAGTCCCGAGTGTACCGAAGGAAACTGTGTTCAGTACACCCGTAACTGCGGGTAGGACAACATTTCCAGTATACTGCGTTCCCGATGTCCCATACTGAGTGTTCAATCGTACATCACCCACGGCCGGAAGGGTCATATTCCCAGTCAGGGTTATACCCATATATCCCCAAGAAGTTCCAGAACGAACATCATCCTGAGAGGGGTAGTTCACATCCCTACTGTAGACCGAATACACATTGCCACTTGCCCGCTTGGCCGATATGCGAATAAGGACCACTCTTGGCAGGACACTAGTGTTTGTAAATGATACCGTCACTGCCTGATACGTCGATACCGATCCGTTGGGTTGGGCCACAGAGGCCGTCGCCAGGGGTGTTTTGGTTACGTCGGCCAGTGGATCACTATCGCAACCAATAATCTCTATTCGAGGTGCCCAGGCACTGTGGTCAAGACCACCATCTATTCTGATCTGACCATTTATCTTAAGGATTGCCCCGGGTGACAGGGATATCTGTTCCTGTCTAAAACATTGGGCAGTTGCAGATTCACACATATGCTTGAAAGCAACTACATACCCGGTGGGCAAATTTGCCGGTGTGGTATCCGATATCGTTATTCCCCCTCGCGACCAGGACTTGAAAGCCCCAGTTACCTGATCGTGATCGTAGGATGAGACATAGGAATTGAGAGGGACCTTGGTCGTGTTGTATTGCAAATTCTCGACGGAGGAACCAAAGAGGGTATTGAATGAAGTTCCCCAGACTACCAAGTACTGGTCAGCAGTGGTATTACTTGTAAAAGTGACGCCGCTGTTCGTGTCGCCATAGCAGGAACCCTGCCCATAGTTATTCCCGCTGATCGTACCGCTGTTCGTGTTGCCATAGCAGGAACCCTGCC